GCCAGAGCTGCCTGCTTGCACCCTTATTTGGTCCGACTGTGTTGTAGTATTTGCAGTCTCTTCCGACAAAGAAAGCTGGCTGGTTGGCGAACTCGTGCCAATCCCGACATTGCCATTGGTATTAAGAACTATATGACCCGCTGCCGTTGAGTTTTGAATATAAAAGTGGTCGCTTCCTGAGCTTGCGTGACCTACAAAAGCCGTAGTACCGCCAGTATCGTTAAATTTAATCAGGTTTTGCGGAGTGCCTGCATCAGTAGCAGTTAGATTAACTAATGTACCACCAGCGGCAGACACAAGAAGTTCATCAGCCGTCACCGTGCCCGTTACATCAATGCCTGTGGCTGTGGTTTGCAGTTTATGGCTATTATCAAATCTAAGCTTTACTGCGCCTCCGTTAATAAACTCAGCATATCTATGCACATTGTCTGAGCTTTGAAAAAACATGTTATCAGATGCTCTTACATATAAATTGCCAGTACCATTGTCTGAGATATAGCTATTAGCCCCATCATGGTAAATCTCAAGGTCGCTACCAGTACCGAAGATGGCCTTCTTACCATCGCCAAATTCTAAATCGCCCGTCATCGCCCCGCCGGATTTCTCCAGCTTGTCTGCGTTGAGGTTTAGAAAGTTGTCATCCACCTCAACGTTAGTTAGGGGTGAACCCTTAGGAGCAGCGCCCTGAACGCGGGTTGTTATCGTAGCCATGTGTTACACCCCTAGCTTAATTAAGACGCAGACAAAGTAATGGTCCAAGTAACGGACATCGTGTCATCCGCGGCCTTGTTAACCACATCGAATTTCGTACGGCACAACATGTCGCCAGCCGTGGCCGCGTTAAAGATACCCGCTTCCGTTACTGCACCCGTTGCATCGCCCGCCTCGAAAGACGCTTGGTACTGGATCTGCTCGTCATTAGTGCCCGCGATGGTGGTTGAATCCAAAGCTTCTCGGCTTCCCAACACAGAGACCAGATCGGTTTGATTTGCTGCTGCGTTTGTTGTCGAAGAGCCTAGCGCCATGTGAGACATGATAGCTTTACTGGTACCGGACATACGGGACGCAATGAACGCGAGCCCAGAGTCCACGACGAGGTTTTTAACCTTTCGCGAGTCTTTGATGTTTCCAGCCTTGTCCTTCAGGACGATGTTAAGCTGGCCAGAGAGCTTTAAGTTTTCGTTGATCATAACGATCTCCTTCAGAACGTAGTGGAAGCCCCGACAAAGTCTTCCGCGAAGTATGTGAAGTCAGTATATCCCTGACTCCGCAACGACCCCGCGTCGGTGCTCGAGGCCAAATTAAGTAGTACCTTTCCAGAGGTAACTACGGACGCGTCCTCAAATAGGGCGCTGTCTGAGCGCTGTCTCGTTAGAGACTTAGCCAGAGTTTCGGTTGCTACAGGTATATCTGAAAGATGCTTACCTGTAACCACATAATGTATCTCAGATGCAATAGAATTGTCTGAGAAGAGTCGATTATATCCTACTTGCCGTGTAAAAGTCTCTGCGGCAGAGGCTATGTTCGACTTAATTTTACGGAACTGCATCTCTTGATCGTCAAGAATTGAAGCCTCACCGTCAATATCGTCGGTAAAAGTGACTGTATCTATCAGGGCTTTGGTAAGCCCGAAGCTGTCTATAGCGTCAGAGGCCACAGGAGCGTCTGAGAGCCCTTTTCCGAACGCAAGCGTATCAATGGCCTCAGCAAAGAATCCGTGGTCTGCAAGCGCCTTAGCGAAGGCGATGACGTCGTTGTCCAGTGTTGCAGCTGCGTCCGTTAGGGGCTTCGTAACCCCGAAGCTGTATACAGTGTCAGACGCCACAGGAGCATCTGAGAGCGCTTTCCCTGTACCCCGAGCTAAGCGGTCGCTTATACCCGAAACCGCATCGGTTAGAACCTTCGCGAACCCAAGGTAGTTCGAGTCCGTTGCAGCCATCTGATCAAAGAGGCTTTTGGCAAAACTAAAGCGTTGGTCGTCTAAGACGTAACCATACTCGCCGATTACCTTGCCGAACGCGACCTCAATAGCCTCGGCAAATCCAGCCTCGTCGGTCAGCGCTTTAACCAGCTCGAAAGCGGTTTCTTCTTGCAGCCCAAGCGCGTCAGCAAACGAAGCAAATAGGAGAAAGTTTCCCAGCTCTGCTTTAACAACGTTTTGGTTAACGTTTACTGAAGTCTGGGTCAGTACGTTTAGCTGCTCAAAATGAGCAGTTAGCGCGTTAACCAGTTCGACAGCTTTTAGTTTCACGCGAAGTCCGCCCGAATCTTAAACTTGAGCTTTTCGAACAAGGTTTCTCTAACGCCGCTACTGCGGACAACCTCGATCTCGCCTTCGTACGTCCCAGCGTCGACTTGCAGGTCGTCTGTCGCCCACTGAAGTACCGCAACACCGTTGTTCGCAGTGTCCGGGTTTATGTAAAACTCACGAGAGAACAAAACGCTTTCCGCGCCTGCTTCCCGAAAATGGAGTGTGACCGTCGCGCTGGTCAAATCGACCGCCGCGTTGTCGTCCTCGTTTGTCAGCGTTACCCGAATCTGGGGGCCTGTATCGCCTTGAACGTACTTAAATACCTGAGCCATTAAATCCCCCTGCGAACGCTGGCTTTGTCAAACCCAACCATCTTGGCGCGTAGGCTTGAACGACGGGTGTCGCGGCCTTTAGCGTCGGTGGCGTGTTTGTAGAATTCCGATTTGTAGTATGCGCCAAGCTCGAAGTTGGTCCATTCCTTGCCCGGTATCATCGCTAGGCGGTAAATAGCTCCGCACGCGATTGAACGCCCGTGCGTTTCGTAAATAAAGTCCTCTACGCCTGTAGCCGTCAGCGCCGGTTTAATAACACCCGTTCCCTCGAACTCATACTTACCGTCGGGGGTAGGGTAGAACCGGATCTGCGAGTCTTGGTAGATACTAAAGGACATGGGTCGGCCATTAGCAGAGCCACTTGGCAACGCGTAGTGTCGATCCGACACCCGGCTAATAGGTTGTCCATTAACGTAAAGAACTAGAACATCCTCTAGGACAGTCCTCGTAGGCACCTCAACGTCGTACTCAGCGGTGTTTCTGCTGGTGTAGTCCTTGTCGATGTCATACCGCCATATCTGGCTAATACCACAAAACTCCGCTGCTGCTTCCTGCAAGTGAGTTTCAATGATAATTTCCGGGCAGCCCGGTAAAAGGGGCTGAATGTACGGAAGAAAACTGTCCCATGCTACTGCCATATTAGGTCACCGAACTCTGGTTTAAAGGCGAGGACGCCGCGTCCACCTGATTTTTGGTGTTTAGGGCTGCGTTAAACGCACCGTAAGCTGCCTGCGCACGTTGCTCGTTAGCACCGTATTCAGCATCTTTTGAGTACGCTCGGTACAGCATCCAGTCGATCATTGGGGACATGTAGATGTCATCCAACAAAATAACTGTAGTGTCTGAAGAGTCTGGATCGAGTTGGGCTTCTGTCAGTGTAGTTGCACCCGGAGAGTCCGTGTACACAACTTCAATTTCCGCCGCATTTGTTGCGGGTGGATAGACAAAAAACTCTTTCGGCTGACGTGGATCAAATGTGTAGTGCTGGATGTTTACCGTGCCTGTTTCGGCGTGCCACGTGGGGCGTTGGTCATCCAGAACGCTACGTGCAACAAGGCGTATAACCCTGTATGTTGACGCTGTAGCGAGGTTTCTTGTCACGTCCAACAACCGTAGCCCCGAAGGGAACTGTGTTGTCAGCGTTTGTCGCGTACCGGCGGCACATGTAAATGTACCCGCTTTCGCGTTTGCGTCAGGACGTGCGAGCGTGATGGCGAGATAAGACTCGTTCATCCAGTTCTGCAATTCCGTGCGCGGCCAACGAATGTTAGTGTCCTGAAGGACATCCTCTACTCGCCGAATAATATCAGTGACTTTTACGGTAGACATCGGTTACCCCCTCTTGGGTGAAGCGGTAGTACGAGCCGTCTTGACCGACTTAGCACTTTGCGCTTGAGGTGTAGAAACCGGCTTTACAGTCTTTGCCATCTCTTCGCCTTCGGCGGTTAGAACCAACTTGTCATCGACTACTCGGGCCACAACCACGCGTGATCCGTCAACCTTAGCTACTGCTTTGTTTGCAACAACTTCTGCGTTCACGGCATTGATTAAATCAAATACATCCATAACAACCTCCTTAGTTGTATGAGGGGGGTTGCCCCCCCTCTAAGGTGTTAGGTTGCAGAACCGACGATAGCAGTTACCAAAGCTTCAG